TCCCATCAACGGTGGTCCTAGGGGCATCAATTTCTCCTTACGAGGAGGAGGTGGTGGCCTACGCTGCGTCGGCGGTCCCTGGGCTCTTGTCCTCCGGTTGCGCCTAGGGCGGCCTGGTTTGGGTGCCGGGGCACTGTGTTGGGGACCTGCCGCCAGCAGAAATCCGCACTGGTGCCACACTGGACCGCACCCGAACTAAAGGCTGTCTTGGACAACCGCGTTCAATGTTCACCGCCGGGGTGTCAACCGTGCCTGGTACTTGGGTACCGACGGTCCACTCCGGATGCCACCACAACGAGTACGCGGCCCTTGTGAAACGTACTCTAGCGCCCACGCCCGAGCCGGGTGATCCGAGCTGCCGACGGTTGCAAACGGCTTTCCGTAAGCTGTGCGCCGTTGCTCGGAGATATCGCGGTTTAAGATGGGACTACCACACCACTGCGCAATCTTACACGGGTTCTCTGCGCAGGAGGTACCTTGAGGCGGAACGGTCGATTTTGGAGGATGCCCCTGTAAGCTCTGGGGACTCCTTCATACAGGCCTTTCTGAAGGCTGAGAAGCGCAAGCCGCAGGATGTGGCGAAGCCCAGGATGATCTTCCCCCGATCGCCTAGGTACAACCTGCACTTAGCGTCTTGGCTCAAGCCCTTCGAGCACTGGCTTTGGGGTAACCTAAAGTCACGGGCGATCTCAGGGTGCGGAAACACACGGGTTGTGGCGAAAGGCCTAAACCAAGTCCAGCGGGCCAACCTGATAGTCAGGAAAATGTCAAAGCTGGCAGATTGCGTTGTGTTTGAGGTAGATGGAAAGGCATTTGAGGCGCACATCTCGCGTCGCCAGCTGGAGCTGGAGCACTCGGTTTATTTGACCGCTTATGCGGGCGATGAAGACCTCGCGAGGGCTCTTGGTAAACAGTTGGTCAACAAGGGGCGCACCTCAGGTGGGATAAGGTTTTCGCGTGACGGCGGAAGGGCTAGTGGAGATTTCAACACTGGTATGGGTAACTCCCTTATCATGTTGGCTATCGTCAGAGCGACAATGTCTCAGGTTGGCTGCCGCCAATGGGACACGCTTGTGGACGGTGACAATGCACTCATCTTCTTGCCTGGCAGCGTCGCCGCACGGGTTCGTGCTGCCTTCCCCACTGCTGCGCTCTATGTTGCGGGTCATACCATGACCCTGGAACAGAGCGTCTCAGATGTCGAGTCAATAACCTTCGGCCAGTCGAGACCCATCAAAACCAATGGCGGTTGGAAGCTGGTGCGTGACT